AATAGCTTCATTGGATAATGAGCCACTATCCCAAGTAACATTTATTGTAGTGTTTGTAGAAAATGATGAACTAGCAATTGTACCAAAAATTGTTCCAGGGGTACTAGCTGTTAATTTAATTCTACGACCAGCATGATAAATAGAAGTTACATCTACGCCATTGATTGTAAAAGATGTGCCTGAAGCATAAGCCGCAGTATAAGCACCACTACCATCACCATACTCAATCCATTGTGCATCGTTAAACCAATCTCTAGTATTTTTCATCAATCCTCTTATGGCATTGTTCAAATTACTAGGAAGCATCCCCTCTGCTGTACTGATGCCATTTAAAGAAGTATTGTTTGCTTGTGTTGTTGAATAATCTTTTATATTTGTTGTCATGTTACCCCATAAACCAGTTAAACGCTTTATCGTTTTCTGTATTGTTTTTATTTACTAAATTATTTACAGCTTCTTCTACTTGTCTTTGAAAAAGCTCTTGTGCTTCAAATGAGTAACGAACATTATCTATATCAACTTTATCACTCATTATCTTGACCCTCCTGGTGTTGCTATTAAATCAATACCTTGTGCATGACTCCAAATAGACTCTGCTGGTATTTTAACATTAGCCCTAAAGTATCGACCACTTTTTCTTACAGGGTTGATACCACTATCATTCATTGTTGCTGATGCACTTGATGTTACATCATCGGCTAATTTATCTCTTGTTTTAACAATTACATTTGCACTAGCGTCAACCAATGGTCTTATGCCAGTTATGTTTGCTCTTGCTCCAGGAAATATTTCTGTTTCTTTTGTTTCTAATTCAGCTTCTAAATTCTTTCCACTAAATATTGATGCTTTAAAATTTTCATCTATTGCACCTAAATATAAATGACCTGTGGTCCAGAAAGCTGTATCTAGTGAAATATTAATATCTTCTAAGTTTTCACTAATAATATCCATTAACTCAACTGTGTTAGCTACTACAAATTGTTTAAAAATTTGTGATGCTTTAACATTTGCTAAAGACCATTTTTGAGTTACATAATTATAAATTAATAATCTATCACAAATACCTGTTGTGTTAGGATTATTCTTACTTGGATATAACCATATAGCTAGTGTGTTAAATGGATCAACAGCACTTGTTATTCTATCTGTGTAAGCTTTATTTAAATCGTTTTCAAAAAATCTATTTACTTTTTCAGCTCCTATAGGCAATACTTGATCACCATTAATTTGAAAGAAACCATCATCAGCGTAGAAAAATATTTGTCTATTGTCTTGGCAAACAGTTTGGCCATAGACAGCTCCTCTATTAGCAGAGATTACACTAAATCTGAATATTGTATTACCACCAACAAAGTCCATCCTAATAATCTGGTTTTGTCTAAATACATATCCAACCTCACCACTAGTTATAGCAACAACTTGACCCCCTGAGCCTGGCAAATCTTGTTGATCACTTGAACTTATACCAGCTTCCCAAGTTGATATATCGTTGATACCACTCCATTGAACTCTATTTTTAGCGTTTTCAATATTACCTGTTACCAAAAAATCTCTAATAACTCCTGATACTCTAAACTTACTAGGTACAGTTCCACTTGTTGCTATGCTTTGTAGCGTAGCAAAGTTAGTTGAAGTACCCATTAAATAATACATTGGAGGATTAACTCCATTACTTGCAATTATGTATTGGCCAAATTGAGTAAATGTAAAAAAATCAGTATCGCCACCACTTATGGTTAAGCTACCTTTAACACTTGTAAAAGTTCCACTTGTTAATTTATAAATATTATCTTTCGTACCAACAAATGTAAAAACTGCGTTTGTATTATCTCTAAAACTTCCTGCGCCTTTTGCATTTTGTGTTACATTAGATGCACCACTATAAGAAACCAAACCTTTAACTGGCTTATAAGAACTTTGAGCATGATACACATTAGTTGCTACAGTTGAGCCAGGGTTTAGATGATCAGGTTGATCAGGTAACCATTCTCCAAAAGGTAGTTGCATAATTAAGCCGAATTAGTTGTAGTTACATTTAAAGTTTTAAAAGGTGATGAAATTGTGTCCTCACTTCTTATTTGTAGAGGTGATCCACTAAATTGATCTTCTCTATCGTTTTGTTCTAATCTTTCCATAGCAGTAGCGTACATTTGTTGCCATGTTTGAACTTGTTGAGGATTAACTCCACCTAAAAAATTTGAAGCATGAAACAAAGCACCATACAAATAAATTGATGGATGATTTGTTAAAATATAATTTGACGTATTAGTGTCCGATAAAGCATCAAACGATTTATAATAATTAATATAAGCCGTATAACTAGAATCTGGTTTAGGCATAAATCTAAAAGTATCACCTAAAATTGTGTAAGCTAAAGGTAGCCCTGTTCTTGATGTTCCTTTTACTTGATCCATTTGTGGTGGAGTCATGTAACGTAAAGGATATTTTGTAGAGCCACTTAAAATATAAATATCTCTAACTTGTAAAAACCCAGTAGGTAAAGCTTCAGTTTCAGAATCTATTGTGAAGCTAGTTTGAGCTATCATTTTTCTAACTCTTAGTTTTGAGTTAAAATCAGCTTCTACTAATTTTATAAAATCATCACTAATCTCTGTAGTTAAATCACTTCTATTTAACCAATTAGCAATTGACGTTTTTAATTCTGTATAACTTGTAAGTGCCATTAAAATCTTCCTGGTGCTGTTCTAAAATATCTATAATCAGAACTATTTAATTTTTCTTTTAAAATTTTAGTTTGGACATCTTTGGGTAATGCAAACCAATTACCATTATTTTGATCTTTGTTGTATTCTTTAGCCCAAATTTCTAAAACTATTGTTGGAATAGATGCTACTCTTTTTAAACCTTTATCAGCACTATAACCATCATTTTGAGTGTATAGCTTTTTATTGTGTTCTAAAATTGGCTTGTGATCAACTTTTCTTTCTTGGACAACACCTTTTTCTGTGCCAATAAAAGTTTCACTTACTAAACCATCTTTTTCAACAACTTTACTCATCGCCCTTGACCCTTGTAAGCTTTAAAATTTTTTCGTTTTTTTTTATTCATTTTACAAAGACTAGGATTCCTGCCTATCGATGTTTTGTGATGAACAGGTTCATGTGCTACAAAATCTTTAAATTTCTTAGCCACTTAACTCAGTAACGTACAAATCGCCACTTCCTATAAAAGCAACTTTTTCACCTGGTCTAATTTTTATTATTTCAATATCGTTAGCAGGTATATACATAGATGATGTAGTAGCAGTTGGTGATCCACCAAAAGCAACATGGCCATTAGCACTAGCAACTAGTCTTACAAATTGTGTATGAGAAAGCATACCTGCAGATGTTGCTGCGCTTGATCCACTAGATGTTACTTTCTGTGTTTTAATTGGAAATAATCCATAATTATAAGCCATTAGTATTTTCCTTTTTTACTTTTCATTTTTTTTGTTTTTTTCATTTTAGATTTTTTTGCAGGTCTACCTTTTTTAGACCCATAAGTTCCTTTTCCCATCGGCATATTTATTTTCCTTTACTTGTTTTTAAATTTTATTGTGCATTTGGGGGAAGTACCGGCTAGGCAAGATCCCCCAAATTCTATAATTATCTTCTTACAACAATTGTAAAATGAGCAGAGTGAGTTCCTGTTGATGCACCATTAGTAGCGATGGCAATAAAATCACCCTCAACTACGTTATTAGCACCAGTAGGCTCACAAGTGTCAATATCACCTGCGGCACTTCCACTATGTGCAATAGTAATAGTTCCACCAGTCATATTTGTTGTACCAATTTTTGCAGTACATACTGCATTTGCTGTAGCAATTGTTCCACCTAGTACGGAAGTAATTTTAATTACTCTCCCACCATCTGGCACTGCAACTCTAACTGTACTTGCTGTTGATACATCGTCTAAATGACACTCTAAAAAATAATCGTTTAAAGTTCTCATGTTTTTTTTCCTATTTATTTGCTTCGTTCCGACTTTAAAAAAATCTTCAAAGACCAAACAAAAATGTTAATTGAATATAGGGGGATTGCTCCCCCTATAATTAAATTGATTATGATGTAGTTACATCAAAAACTGCACCACTTGCTTTTTGGTTTTTAGAAACCAAAGTATATTCGCAAAGTAGAGCTTGTTTTTCAGCGTCTCCAGTTTTCGCTAAGTTCATAAGAGAGAAATCTCTTAAGAAAGCAGTAGCAAACATATCTGGTTGTAAAACAAACACATCTCTTGATCTTGAGAATCTATTTGGAACAACAGTCATTGCACCAAAGTCAGATTCATAAACATCAACTGCAGCTACAAGTCTTTTGTTTTCTGCAGGGTCAAATCTAGTTGATCCACCTGTAAAACCAGAAAGAACTTGTTTGTTGAATGAGCCAAGCATTACCATTGACGGATCGCCACCCTCATCCCAACATTTTTTGATTACATTTTTAAGTTGAGACTCTGTAAAACTACGTTGAGTTCCATCAGTTCTAGCTGTGCCTGGAGTATCAACACTTGATACTTGACCATTTGCTCCACCTGCGCCTGCATCTACGTTAGTTTGAATCCAACCTGCTAATCCAGCAAGTTCTCTAGCTGTAGAGTCATCTCCAACAACTGGTGAGTTGTTAGCTGTTAATGAAGTTTCCATATCTCTTTTAAGCTCTTTAGAAGCTTTTGAGATTTGATAAGCTAATTCATTATTTCTACCAGCTTTTGATACACTTTCTAAAGTACCAGAAACGATTACAGATTTTCTTGAAATCTGTGTTCTGTTATTAACTCTAGTTGTAGCAGTTGGGGCTGCGAAAGAAATTTCATCACCCTCTATTTGTGCATTTGTTCCTGATGCTCCTGCTAAAGCGTCAGTTTGCCATTCATGAAGAACGGCTGTTGCTTGTTCTTTACCAATACCACTCATAAATGGTGTATCAGTTGGTGAGATTGAATATATCAGATCTGATAAATCTTCTCTCAATCCTTTAGCGTCATATTGACTATATGTTCCAGTTACCTGTGCCATAATATTCTCCTATTGAGGTTATTTATTGTTAATCATATCTAAAAAAATACTAGTAGCGTCTTTCATGCTTCCAGTTTTTTTTAGACGACTCAACTTTTCTTTACGTTTCGCTAAACTTATATCGCTTTTTTCGTTTTTAACCCCACTTGAGAAAACTTTACCTGGTTTAGAAATTTTTTTTGCTAAACCTGGTTTTGAACTTTGCATATTTCTAAATTTCATAGCATCGTTCACCAACATAACAATTCTATGATCATAAACTTGTGCTACTTCTTGGTCATTAAAACCATAAGCATTTAAAGTTGATTTCATAGAAGATTTTAATTTAGATGCTTTTGTAGGATCACTAAATTCTGGCATTTTAGATACCAATTTACGTTCTTGATCTTTTAAAAATTCCCCAAATTGTTTTTGTTGTTCACCTTGAGTCTTTTCAATAGCTTGATCAAGACGTTCTTGTCTTTTTTTCATTCTATGTTCAATCCTCATAGCTTCCGTTGGATCTTCTTCGTATAGTTTTTCTAAATCAACATTATTTTTTTCTTG